CTACACAAAGAATAACACCTACACAAACAGGAACAACAGGAAGCACTATAAACGTACAACCATCAATACCAAAAGGTAATATAAAAACTAAACAATGATACATTTTAAGATAAGCGAATTTGACAGTCCTGATCTTATTGGTTCAGGTGAACGCATGAATAAAGAATTTTTAACAATGTTAGATAATGCAAGAGATTTAGCTGGTATTACTTTTAAAATCAACTCAGGGTATCGTACTGAAGCAAAAAATAATGCTATATATAAAAGTTTAGGTAAAACACCAATTAAATCTTCACACTTACAAGGTTATGCTGCTGACATACATTGCAACAGTTCACAAGATAGATTAATTATTTTAAATGCTTTAATCAAAGTTGGTTTTAAGCGTTTAGGAATAAGCAAATCATTTATACATTGTGACAACGATCCTTTGAAAGTTAATGCTGTTTGGTTATACTAATGAAAAAGAAATTTAAAGATACAAAAGTAGGACAATTCCTATTACAAAAAATACCAAATGTAGTAGAATCATTAGCTGGTAATTCACCTGTTGCTTCTGTAATACAAACTTTAATCGGTGGCTCTAATATGAGTGAAGCTGATAAAGAAATAGCATTACAAAAACTAGACCTAGAACGAGCAGAAATGGATAACGTTTCAGCAAGATGGGTTGCAGATTCTAAAAGTAGCTGGTTAAGTCAAAATGTACGACCTTTAACTTTAGTTGTTCTAACGACTTCTTTTATTGGTGGGTGGGTGTATGGGTTACAAGAACTAGATGTAGTGGTAGAGCTGCTTAAAATAGTCTTTATAGCATACTTTGGGGGTCGAAGCAGTGAGAAAGTGTTTGGAAATAAGATGCACAAGTAATGGCTAGACAATTAAAAGTTATTAACTATAAAAAAGTTAAGACTAAACGTAAGGGAATCCATAGTAAAAGCAAAACCTCACAATTAAAATCTAGTAAAAATTATATAAAGATTTACAAAGGTCAAGGAAAAAGACGTTAAAAACTATTACCTAAAAAAGTTTACATGTTTTTAAAAAAGCGTGTAACTTTGGTGGGTGAGTGGGTATATATTAATTATTAAATAACTTTTTAAACAACTTATAAATATGAATGAAGATACTACTATAAAAAAATTAGCAGAAAAAATAGCAAGGGATTTTAATTTAACTATTAAACAGCGAACCGATCAACTATTAGAACTCAGTAATGTAGCGCGTAGTAATTTAGGAACTGATAGTACAATAGCTGAAAAGAAAGCTATTAAAGCAGATAGTAAGTATATTTTCAATCAAGTAAAAGGAATTGATGAACGACTAGGAAAACTTTTAGTTGTTAACATGGATAAATGAAAAGAAAAAAACCATCAAGAAGTAAATTAGTTAAAAAACTTGATGCGGTATTTAGTCAATACATAAGAATTAAAGATTCTAAAAATAATATTGGTACTTGTGTAACTTGTGGTAAACAAGATCATTATAAAAACTTACAAGCTGGACACTTCATGAGTAGAAAACATTACGCTACAAGGTGGGATGAAGATAACGTTAAAATTCAATGTGCAGCTTGTAATGTATTTAGATATGGTGAACAGTTTTTATTTAGTAAATATCTTGGTAATAACTTATCTGAAGAATTACTTGATAAAAGTAGAAACATAGTTAAATTTACAAACTTAGAGTTAGAAGAAATGGTAATACATTATTCTAATAAATTGAAGTCTTTTCTTTAATTTTTCTAGTTATTGTTTTTAAAAGGGGGTTAATTAATTTTAACCCTTTTTTTTTTAAAATATTATTTGTAACTTTATTAAAAATAAAAACTATTAATAAAAACTATAAAGAATAACTATGATAAAAGAAAACATATTTACTAAACTTCAAAACTTGCAAAAAGAAATAGGTACAGTTTCAAAAGATGCAACTAACCCATTTTATAAGTCTAAATACTTTGATATTAATTCACTTATAAAACAATTACAACCTTTATTAGAAAAAAACAATTTGGTATTATTACAACCAATAGAATCAGATTTTGAAACTAATACAGAATATGTAGTAACTAAGTTAATTTGTCCAAATACAGAAAAAAGTATTGAAAGCAGAAAAAAACTCAGTACACAAAGTGATCCACAAAAACTGGGATCAGAGATAACTTATTACCGTAGATATACATTACAATCCCTTCTTGCTTTACAAGCTGAAGATGATGATGGTAATAAAGCAATTACACCAGCAGATGATGAAAAAAGCTGGTTAAATGAAAATACCCCACAATATACCGAAGCTATTAATTTTTTAAAAGGGGGTGGTACTATAGAACAAATTAAGACTAAATATAAAATAAGTAAAAAAACACAAGATGTCTTATCGAGGTTGTAAAGTAAAAGAAGAAAAATACAACCTAAAACTGAAATATAAAGAATTAACAATTAAAATAGAAATAAATGGAAGTAAAAGGAGTATTAAAAAACATTTCGGAAATTCAAGTAATATCCGAGAAGTTCAAGAAGCGATCAGTAATATTGCAAACGATTGAAAAATATCCACAATTATTAGAAGTTAATTTTGTAAATGAAAAAGTGGATTTATTAAATCCTTACCAAATTGACCAGCATGTAACAATAGGAATTAATTTAAGAGGTAATGTATGGAAGAAATCAGAAACAGAAACCAGATACTTTACAGAAATAAATGGTTGGCGTATTGATGAAAGTGCTGAAGAAATCACCAATGGAATACAAAACGAAGCTAGACAAGTTGCTAGCACAGATTTACCTTTTTAATATGGCTTTAAAAATATTAAAAGAAGGCAAACCTTTTCCTAAAGATTGGTGGAACTATAAGATAAATCCAATTTTAGGGCGTGAATACAATACAACTCTAAAACCTAAAATAGATGTTAGCACAAACAGACACGATTAAAGAAAAAATATTAGATGTAAAACATGGTAGAATAAAACAAGGTTTAAAAATTGGCATTGATGATATAGATGAATTCCTGCGTTATAAACAGGGCAATCTGGTGCTTGCTATTGGTCATGCAAATGTGGGAAAAACAACTGTTATAATTTATTTTATGGTTCTTTGGGCTATTAAACACAAATTAAGATTCTTGATCTGGTCTAGTGAAAACACCCCCCAAAGCATAGTAAGAAAAATAATAGAATTTAAAATGGGTGAACCTATTGAAACAGCTAGTGAAAAAGATATAGATAAGGCTTTAAAGTGGTGTGACTTATTTTTTAAAATAATAGATGTAAACGAACTATATAATTATCAAGACTTATTAAATGAAGCTAAAGCAATTAATAACGCTTGGGATTATCATGGTCTTTTAGTTGATCCTTATAACAGTTTAAGTAAAGACAAAACATTAATTAAGTCTTTAGGAAATTCTCACGAGTATGATTACCAAGTTACAAGTGAATTTAGATTATTTGCTAAAAAAAGTAATATAACTGTTTTTATAAACATGCATGGAGTAACTGAAGCTTTACGCAGAACCCATCCAATAGGACATGATTATCAATTATTACCTATGCCTTTAGGTTTAGCAAGTGTTGAAGGAGGGGGAAAGCATGGAAATAGAAGTGATGATGTGCTATGTATTCACCGATATGTTTCTCACCCAACTGATTGGATGTATAGTTATATTTCTGTACTTAAAGTAAAAGAAAATGAAACTGGTGGGAGACCTACTAGTTACGACAATCCAATTAAAATTAAAATGTCAAGAAATAACGTAGGGTTTGAATACATGGGAAAAGATATTTTACAATACAATAAAACTAAACAACCGAAATTTTGATATATATATTATTATTAGTTTTACTTTTTATTATTATAATAATGTTTGGACTGTATAAAAAAGCTGAAATACAGTTTAGTCCAGTTGTGGGGTTTATGGTGGGTTCATTAATTAGTTGGGAACATTACGAAGATGGAATAGATTACACTTTGCAATGTTGTTTAGGTTTTATTAGTTTAACAGTTTTATGGTCAGATCAAATAGATGGTTAGCAATAGTTGCATCAAAGCATAGTGAATGGGTTAGGGTGGTTAATTCTTTAGGTGAATATGATTTTGCTGAAGATATTGTACAAGAATCCTATATTGCTTTACACAAATATGCAAAGCCTGATTCTGTTGTAAAAAAAGGAATTGTAAATAAAGCATATATGTATTTTACATTAAGGTCTTTAACTTTTCAATTCTATAATAAACGTAAAAAAATTAATAAAATTAGAGTTGATTTTGATAGATTAGAAATAGAAGAAATAAATAATATTCCTGAAAAAGAAGCTTTTGAAAAATTCTATCATTTAATTGAAACTGAAACTAATGACTGGCACTGGTATGATAAGAAACTTTTTGATCTGTACAAAGATACAAATTTAAGTATAAGAAAAATAGCAGCAGAAACAAAAATAAGTTGGGTGAGTATATTTAATACTTTAAAAAATTGTAAACAAAAAATAAAAGATAAGCATCAAGAAAATTATGAAGATTTAAAAAACGAAGATTTTGACAAAATTAGATAAAAGAACAAAAGAATATAAACAATGGAAAAAGAACTTTGATAATTCTGATAAAGGATTAGGTGATAAAGTTGAAAAGGTATTTAAAAAAGTGGGTATAGATAAGTTATCTAAATGGGCTTTTGGGGAAGATTGTGGGTGTGATGAACGAAAAGAAAAACTAAATAAACTTTATCCTATTAACAAACCAGAATGTTTAACTGAAAAAGAATTTATATATTTAGATGGTATAATAGGAAAAGCAAACCAAATAACTATAGACGAACAAAAACAACTACTAGTAATTTACAACAGGGTCTTTCATGATCGTGCTTCTATTACAAGTTGTGGTAGTTGTTTTTTAAATGGGGTTTACAAAAAGCTAGAAACAATTATGAATGAATATTAAAAACAATGAATGAAAAAATAGAATTACAAAAGGAAATAGGATATTATAATAATTTTGAAATAGTAGGTAAAACAATTATTAAATGGAAAAAATTAAAACCTGAAAATAAAGATGTTATTGAAATTTATAAAGCATGGCAACAAATAGGATTTTATGTACACGACTTAATTCAAAATCAAAGTCATTATAACAAGTCAATGGAACAGTATAGATTTGATAAAAATAGAGCAATAATGAGAGCTAGAAAAGCTGAAGAAAAATTAGAAAAAACAAACTAATGAGTTTTAGAGATAAATACACACCAAAATATAATTACTGGAATGAGTTGGAAGATGCAGATTGGTCAACTAATACAACAGAGGAAAAGTATAAATCAAAAGTAAATTTATTAAATGAAAAATTAATTGAATTAACTAAAGTAGTTGAATCATTACAAGACCGTATAGAAGTATTAGAATCCATAGAGGAAAAAAACTGGGATGAAAAGAAAGATTGTTAATATTTTTTTTGTAACTTTAATAAAAACAATAATATGAATTTTACAAAAATTATAACAACCCTTACATTAAAACAATTATTAAGAGATTTATTAGATCAAGAACTACCTAATGAATATAGAAAAGCTTGCAGAAATGAATACTTTAGTAGGAGACAACAAACCTTTTCAAAATCAGAAAATAGATGATTACACTTTTAAACGGTGATACATGGGGTAGAGAGGAAATACTAGCTCAAATGTATTCAGACGAGTTTTATTATGGACATTTAGGAAAGTATGCTTTAAGTTCAAGTAGTTTAAAAACCGTATTAAAAAGTCCAAAGACATATCGAAATGTTTTAAAGTATGGAAACAATGTAGATAGTCCTGCATTAAGAGCTGGAAAATTACTGCATTGGATGATATTAGAACCAAATACATTAAACAAAAAAGTTTTTGTAGATGTAACCACACGCACTACAAAGGTATATAAAGAAGCTTTAGCAGAACATGGTGAGGTTTATCTACAAAGTGAACGAAGTGCAGCAGAACGTTTAGCAGATGCTTTATTAAGAAACGAAGCAGCACTTGAACTATTAAACAAAGCTGAGTTTGAAATACCAGAAATAGCTATGATTGATGGTTTACCTTTTCGTGGTAAAGCTGATATTTTAAAAGATGATTCTATAATTGATCTTAAAACTTCACAAAATTTAAATGCTTTTAGATATTCATGTGACCAGTATTCTTATGATTTACAAGCTTGGATATATTTGAAAATGTTTAATAAAAAGAAGTTTACCTTTTTAGTAATTGATAAAGGAAGTTGTGATATAGGAATATTTGAAACAAGTAAAGAATTTTTAAGTAAAGGAAAAGAAAAGTTTAATCAAGCTGTAAGCAACTACAAATACTTCTTTGAACAAAACCATGATTTAGATCAATATGTATTAAGAGATATATTATGAACGCATTAGAATTAAGAGATAATGCAAAGCAACAACTAGCAGAAATTAAAACTATAGAATCTGGTGTTGAATATTTGAACAAAGTAAAAGCTATAGAAGTTTGGGCAAAAGCAGAAAAGAAAGATGCTGAACTACAAAATTTAGTAGCAGAACAAAAGTTAAGAACCCAAAGGATATTAGGGGGTTTGATTGAAAAAGGTTTTGAAAATAAAGAATTTAATACAGGGGGTAACCCAACCCTAGCAGTTAGTGCTAAGGTTGCAAAACCAACTTTAAATGATAATGGTATTAGTCATTATCAAAGTAAAACATTCCGTAAAATAGCTGAATTACCAGAAGATTTATTTGAAGAACAAATAAGATTAGTATTAGAAAAAAACAATAACCAAACAGAACTAACTACAGCTAGATTATTAAAGGTTGCTAAAGATTATAAAAAACTTGAAAAAAGAAAAGAATTAGCAGAAAGAGGATCAAAAAAAGAAATAGAAATAGATTTCAGATTAGGCGATTTTGAAGAAGTGTTTGCAGATATTAAAGATGGTAGTGTTGATTGTATTATAACAGACCCCCCTTATCCTCTGGAATTTATTGAATGCTGGAGTAAATTGTCAAGATTTGCAAAAAGAGTTTTAAAGCCAAATGGTTTTTGTGTAGCTTATAGTGGTCAGATGCATTTACCAAAAGTTATAAAAAGAATGAGTGAACATTTAGATTATTATTGGACTTTTGCAGTATATCACGAAGGGCAAACACAAATTGTAAGTGGCGTAAATTTAATATGTAGATGGAAGCCAGTATTAATTTTTCAAAATGGAAAAAAGAAAATCAATAACACCTTTCAAGATTATTTTATTTCAGAACAACGAGAAAAAACAGGACACGATTGGCAACAAAGTATTAGTGGAGTAGGTTATTTAATTGAAATGTTTACAAACCCAAATGATTTAATTTTAGATCCTTTTGCAGGAAGCGGAACAACAATAAAATCTTCAAAAGAAAAAGGAAGAAGAATAAAAGCAGCAGAAATAAATAAAGAAACTTATAATATTGCAAAAAGTTTATTATGACAAAAAAAGAAATAACAGGAATAAGAGATTTAACCTTTAGTAGATGGGTTAGAGCAAAATTACCTGATTCATCAACTGGATATTGTGTAAGTGATTTAGATTTTATTTTATGGAATTGGAAAAGTAAAAAAGTTATAATGATAGAACTAAAACAAAGAGGTGGATATCCAGAAAATTTCCAATCAAAAATGTGGAGTAATATTAATAAATGGATTAAAAAAGGTATTGATAATGAATGGAAATATCTAGGATTTCATTTAATACAATTTGAAAATACTGAATTTATTAATGGTAAGTGTTATCTTAATAGAAAAGAAATAAGCGAAAAAAATTTGATAGATTTTTTAAGTTTAGATTTAGATTCAAAAATTTATATAAAAAATTAATATGAAATTTGAAATAGATTTTAATCAAGGAAAATATTGTACAACACCAGATTGGATAAATGAACAAAGAAATAATTAAAGAATACTGGTTAATGGCTTTAATAGATTTTGATGAAGGGGTATCAATAAAAGAAATGAACAAAACATTAAAGCTATATGAAAGGGAAGAAATGTACGAAGCATGTGCAGGAATATTAAAAGCAATAAAACAAATTAAAAACGAAAGAAAAAATGAAAGGAAAAATAAAAAAATTAGTAGAATCTGAAACAGGTATAGAAGATCTATCTACAAAAAGCAGAAAACAAAGTATTGTAGAAGCAAGAGTAGTATATAGTGTATTGTGTTTAAGACACACTAACGATTCTTATGAACGAGTAGCGAAATTAATAAACAGGGATCATTCAACTATAGTACACCATAGAAAAATATATAGAACATGGGCGGAATATCCTAAAATGTATCTAAACAATTTAAGTTTACTAGACAAAATAAATGATATAATAAACAACCTAAAAACACCTGAAGAAAAAGATATTGATATAATTACAAGATATAGAAATAGAAATATAATACTATCCAAACAAATACTTAATTTAAGACTAACAATCCAAGAACAAAAAGAAAATATAATTAGACTAGAACAATACCAACCAGTAAGATGAACACACTACTAACATTTATTGCTTTTATTGTAGTATGTATAATAGCTATATTATGGGTTAAAATATTTCAAGGCGATTAACAAAAATATGAAGATATTAAATTTATATGCTTGTTTAGGCTGGTAAAACAATACTTGAAACAGCAATAGGAGTTATGAGTAAACAAAATAAAAACCAAATAGAATTATTTTAACAAAAATGGTAAATGTATTAGAATTATTTGCTGGTAGCAGATCAATAGGTAAAGCAGCATATAAACTTGGGTATAATGTTTTTAGTTCAGATATAAATGCTTTTGATAATATAGATTATGTGGTAGATATACTAGATTTTGATATAAACAAAGTACCATTTAAACCTGATATTATTTGGTCATCACCACCTTGTACTTCTTTTAGTGTAGCATCTATTGGAAAACATTGGAATAAAGATCATACACCAAAAAGTAAAAATGCTATTTTAGGAATTGAGATAGTAAAAAAAACTTTATCTATAATTAAAAAACTAAACCCTAATAAATGGTATATAGAAAATCCAAGAGGTAAACTTAGAAAGTTACAAATAATGAGAAACCTACCTTTAACAACAATATGGTATTGTAAATATGGTGATACAAGAGCAAAGCCTACTGATGTTTGGAGTAATAATATATATAGTTTATTAAACCCTAGTGGATGGATACCAAGAGAAGAATGTTTTAATGGTAATAAAAAGTGCCACCATCAATCAGCACCAAGAGGCAGTCAAACAGGAACACAAGGTCTAAAAGGTAATTATAATAGAAGTAAAATACCAGAAGAACTTTGTTTAGAGATATTATCATCTTAACAAAAATGTTAAATATTTATTATATATGTAATCAGATAACTAATTTAAACTGATTTAATTTTATGGATGGTAGAAAAAATAACAAAGGTACATTCGGAAACAAAGGTGGTAGAAAACCAAAAGCTGATGAAATAAACCTAATAGAAAAGTTAAGTCCATTAGAAGATGCAGCATACCAAGCACTAAAAACTGGTGTAGAAAAAGGTGATTTTAAATTTGTACAACTGTA